CCAGCGCAAACAGTTTCCTCCAAGGCTCCAACAACGCCCTCTCCACTCAGGAATACAACAACACCCTCCGCGCATGGTCCCAGCAGTCTGTCCAGTCGGGTGTCACTTGGCATTTTGGGGATGCCACCTATGACGAGACCCATCCAGACACCGGCTACTACCTCGACTTCGATGGGGTGGACGACAACCTGATCCTCGACGGGACTGACTTCGGGTCTTCCACCAATGCGACCCTCTACAAGACTTTCCGGGGGAATACGGCGGATACGCAGCAGATTATGTTTGGGTCATCCGCGAGGCCGTATATTCTTGCGGCAGTTAGCGGGTCTGGAGGCACAGTTCTTAGCGGTTCTGTTGGCTCCCCCGTGTATCGAGAAGACGGCGTAATACCCTCCTATGCAACCGAGGGAGATGTTTTCACTGCCCTAGTAGATAACACAGACCACACCATCGGTGCTGAAGAAGTAAATATTTCTTTAGATTCCCAGTGGGTAACCTTCGGCTTCTACATCGGCGGAGAATACAACACCAGCTACGACTCCACAGGCCGTCTTTACGCATGGGCCGCAGTGGACACCCGTCTGGATGGCCGCAACCGTGATCTTCTGGAGAACTTCATGATTTCGAGGAAAACAGCATAATGACCAAATACACAGTCCGCTCTATGGTGATCATCGCCCCTGTCGCTGCCCTTGATAGCATTGAGCAGATGGCAGGGGCCATCGGGTACAAGGCCGGGTTTGCTATTCCGTTTTCCGCGAGTGGCACAGGAGAACCCACCCATCGGGGCCTCCACGCCACTGCCAGACGCCATTTTCTCTGGCTGGTCACCGGACAGCCTGAAGACCCACCCGCTATTCCTGACGAGCCGACACCGCTCACTGAGGAGGAAACGCAGGCGATCCAAGATGCAGAGGCCGAACTGGTCTTCCCCGATCCTGAGAGCGAAACATACGACGCTGATCTGGTGGCTTATCACGATGCGCTGACAACTATCCGCGCTCCGCTCCACGCTTATTCCCGCGCCGTAAGCGAACGCCAGAGGGCCATGAAGGCGGCTGATGAAGTCAATGCAGACCGGGCCATCTATGACGCTCACATGGCGGCGCTGCTGGAAACTGATGGAATAGACCAAGCCACGGTCGATGCGCTTAGATCCCAGATGATCGTCTCAGCCGATCCGGTGGTAAACGAGGCAACGCTCTATGGTCGCGCTCATGTGGATCATGTGGCAGCGGCGAATGGGTTGGCGTTGATTGAGGAGACGGAGTTAGTCTGATGCCTCTGAAGCGCGGCAAGTCCAAGAAGACGATCAGCTCGAACATCCGCACGGAGATGGCATCGGGCAAGCCGCGCAAGCAAGCTATAGCCATTGCTTTGTCAAAGGCAGGCAAATCACGTAAGAAGAAGAAATGAAGTTTGATCCGTTTGACATACGCGAACAGCAACGTGCTGATGCCGATGCCCGTCACGAGGCATCGCTTGAGCGGCGCAACACGGCTGAGAACTGGGCATGGCTGATGTCCAGCAAGCGCGGTCGCGCATTGATGCGTGACATGCTGCACTTCTGCGGGGTGTACCGATCGAGCTTTACCGGAAACAGCGAGACATATTTTCGGGAGGGACAGCGCAATGTCGGCATGTACCTCCTGTCGCAGGCGCAGGAACACGCGCCAGACTTTTACATTGAGATGATCAAAGAGGCACAGGATGCTTGAAGACACTGAACAGATTGAGGCCACAGAGGCCACACAGGACACACTGATTACTGCCGAAGCTAACACCGAGGGTAGCCAGTCAGATGTGCAGGAGGCGGGAGCTTCCGAACAGCAAGAGGCAGAAGGAGCTTCTACAGAGGAAAACCAGCCCTCTGAAGATGAAGCTGCCAAGGCGCCGGATGATTATGAGTTCAGCATGCCGGAGGGTGTCACGATTGATGACGCCACGCTCGGTGATCTGAAAACATTGTCGAAGGATCTTGGCCTGTCGCAAGAGCAAGCGCAGAAGATCGCTGATCTTGGCGTGCAGCAGTCTCAGCGTTGGGCTGAGCAGCAGGTTGAATATGCAAAGCAGGTTCGCGAGGAGTGGGCTGAGCAGGTAAAGGTGGACAAGGAAATCGGCGGCATGTCGATGGACGAGACACTGTCTACTGCGCGCCAAGCATTGAAGGCATATGGCACACCGGAGCTTGTGAACTTGTTGAATGAGACGGGACTGGGTAACCATCCTGAGATGATCAGGGCGTTCTCGCGCATCGGTAAAACGATCGGGGACGACAGTGTGGTGCCGGGCGGACGTAACAGTAACGAACCGCTCGATCCGGCTAAACGTCTGTATAACAACTCCGAACTAGCATAGGAAAATCTAAATGGCTACTCTCTCAACCATTCATCCGACACTGTTGGATGTAACCAAGCGTCTGGACCCAGACGGTCGTGTTGACATGATCGCTGAGATCCTGACGGAAACCAACGAGATCCTCGACGACATGGTCATGATGGAAGGCAACCTTCCGACCGGCCACCGTTCAACGATCCGTTCTGGTCTGCCGACCCCCACATGGCGCAAGCTGTATGGTGGCGTTCAGCCGTCCAAATCAACCACTGTCCAGATCACTGACACCACGGGTATGCTGGAAGCATATGCCGAAGTCGATAAGACGCTTGCTGATCTGAACGGCAACACCGCTGGGTTCCGGCTCTCTGAAGATCGCGCTCACATTGACGGGATCAACCAAGAGTTCAGTTCTTCGCTGTTCTACGCTTCTGAGGCAACTGCCCCTGAAGAGATCACCGGCTTTGCTCCACGGTTCAACAGCCTTTCGGCTGAGAACTCTGAGAACATTGTTCAGGAATCTGGCATCTCTGGTCAGACTGACTGTTCGTCTATCTGGCTTGTCGTCTGGGGTGGCAACACCTGCCACGGCATTTATCCTCGTGGCACGATGGGTGGCTTGCAGGTCGAAGACAAGGGCCAAGTCACGATCGAGAATGTTGACGGTTCTGGCGGACGCATGGAAGCCTACCGGACGCATTACTGCTGGAAGGTTGGTCTGACTGTACGTGACTGGCGTTATGTCGTTCGTGTTCAGTTCGACAGTGGCAACCTCACGGGTGACGCTGCTTCTGGTGCAAACCTCATCGACCTCATGACGCAGGCCGTTGAGATCCCGCCCCAGCTTTCTGCTGGTCGTGCTGCGTTCTACTGCAACCGCCGCACCAAGTCCTTCCTGCGTCGTCAGATTGTAGAGAAGGTATCGGCATCGACGTTGAGCATGGACCAGATTGCTGGTAAGCATGTGATGACATTCGATGGCATCCCTGTTCGCCGGGTCGATTCGATCCTGAACACTGAGACAGCTGTTAGCTAAGGAGATACAGATATGATTCTCGACGAAAGAAATGAGTTTGCTGACAACGTCGCGGTACAGACGAACACCAGCACCACTCTGATTGGTGACGTGATTGATCTCGGCACTGCTTCCCGTGACATTGGTAATGGCGAGACCATGTACCTTGTCATCAAGACGGGTGCTACGGAGATCATCACGAGCGGCGCCGCCGGAACGATCAAGTTCCAGCTTGCGTCAGACGCTCAGGCAGCGATTGCAACCGATGGCACTGCCACGGTTCACTTCGACACGGGTGATCTCGTGAACGATGACGCTGGCAACAACGCCGCCCAGCTCAATGCTGGCGAAACGATTGCACAAGTGGCCCTGCCGCTTGGCACGTATGAGCGTTATCTTGGCATCCTCTGCACCACAGCGACGACTGCGCCGTCTGAGGGAACGATTGATGCGTTTCTGACCAAAGATCCGTCTGCGTGGAAGGCATATGCCAACGCGCCGGGCGCTGCCATTTAAGGAGGCTGAACAATGGCTAGTATCGATATCAACGTAAAGTCCGTAGGCGAAACCCTGCTGGACGGTTTCATCACTGCGGGTGCGATCAAGATCGCATCGCTCTTCCTGCTTGCCCCCGACACCGGCATTGCTGAACAGCCACTGGCGTTCGTTGCTGTGCTCGGCGTTGGTGCCCTTGCATGGAAGGCTGCTCGCTCTTGGGTAGCGTTTACTTAAGGAGTGGGTCATGAAGCAGGTTCGAGCAAAAGCTACTGGTTTCTATAACGGCGCACGTGTTTACGCTGGTCAGCTGTTCTCTGTCCCGGATGAGTTCAAAGGCTCATGGTTCGAGGCAGAGGGTGAAGCAGCGGCACCAAAGCGTCGGCGTCGGCGTCGTGCAGAAGCAGAAGCGGCGCCAGAGCCTGAGACCGCTGTCGCAGAAGAGACTGCGTCAGAAGAATAACGGTGTGGGGGGAGCGATCCCCCCTCCCATTTTTTGTAGGGTGCAGGCATGGCGAGTGCGTTAGATATTTGCAATTTGGCCTTGTCGCTGTTGGGCGACCGGGCGAATGTTTCCAGCATCGACCCGCCAGAGGGTTCTGCACAAGCCGAGCATTGCGCTCGGTTTTATCCATTAGCCCGTGACACGATCCTCTCCATGCACGCATGGACGTTCGCAACCAAGCGGGCAATCCTGTCCAGTATCACGACAGCATATCCTCCGCCTGAGACGTGGGAGTATACCTACGCTGTGCCGAGCGACATGTTGAAGGTGCTTGGTGTTTACCGTGCTGCGGGCACGTATGACGAAGACAAGGTACAGATCGAATATGAGGTGTCTGGCGTAAACAACACTCGCGTGCTGTATGCCGACATTGATGACCCGGTGATCCGTTATGTTGTGGACGTGACGGACCCGACGAATTTTTCTCCGCTGCTGGTCAATGCGATTGCCTACACTCTGGCAAGCCATCTGGCAGGGCCGATCATCAAGGGCCTCGACGGCATCAAGGTCAGCGAGGCGATGTTGCAGCGCGGTCTGGCCTATGCTGAGAAGGCAAAGGCTGAGGATGCTAATCAGGCGAACAGATCATTTGTCCAGCGCGACACGCGCCATCCGGCATCGTGGATAGAAAATCGCGGTTCGCTGTGGCCATACACAGACAGCAAGCCGTTACCAGATGCCTAA